TGCTCAACGATATTGGTTTTATCGCCTGGCACTACAATGCGAACAAAAGGTTTGCCCTTGTATTCCTTTTCTTCAGAAATATAGAACTCAACGTGCAAGAGGCTGTCGGCATTGGCAACGTCACTGTCTAGCATGGGAATTTATCCTGTGGGGATTTAAGTTTTGGAACCATTAATGCTGTACCACATTGTTTTAGTAACAGCGAAAAAAATGCTTGTATGGTCTTTTGATATTGAAGCTGATGCACCCTGATTTATCGTTGTTGACGATTCATATGGGTACACGGTCAAAGTGCTGGCACCGGAATTGGCAATATAAATAACCGAACCGGTTTCAGTCGGCGGCAATTTTACGCCAGCGCCTGATGCAACGGTATCAACAGAATTAAATACACTCACGATTTGAGTTGCTGTTGCGGCATTTGTACCAGCGGCAACAATGTTATCTTTGCCGTCGCCGCAAATTGCAACAGTGGAAAGCGGGTTTGCACCCGCCGCCAGCACCCGTGAGGGAATCGTCATTATGCGCCCAGCAAAGATACCCAAGTCGTCGGGCTAGTACCGACAAAGAAACGCCGCTTGGTGGTCGCAATCGTCACCGACGCTGCGCCATCAATGGTGGTTCCCGTCTGCGGGTACACCGTGAGGGTGCTTGCGCCGTCATTGGCAACAAGCATCTGAGCGCCAGCCTCTGCGGTCGGCAACTTAACGCCAGTGCTGGCCGCCGTGGTGCTGACGGCATTCCAAGAATTGCTCAACTGCAATGCATCAGTTGCGCTTGAACCCGTAGCGGTCAAACCAGCCGAAACCGTACCGGCAATAACCTGCGCCGAACCACCAGACTGACCCGAACCCTGAATGCGTGAAGGAAAAGGCATCTTAAACTCTCCTGTGTTGAACATAGAACGCTGCATTCTCGTCGTTGGAATCAGTCCAAACGATTTCATACGCCAAGAACTTCTTTACCCACCAATTGTGCGGGTAAACCGAGAGATGCAACGGTGCGCCAATTAACTCACCCATCACATCTGGCACTAAACTGATCTGAAAATAAGCCGAATGAACGCAATCCATGATGTTTTTGATGACATCATCAACCTGATGCGTCGGGATATGCTCCATCACATCGGTGCAATACCCTACATCGCCCTTTAACATCATCGGGCGCGTCAAATCAGCCACAAAAAATGGCAACTTAACCGAGCCGTTGACAGCGTTATCGGCAAAGTCCACCAGTACAACATTTGCGCCGGTCAAATTGTAAATCTGTTGACCGCCGCGACCAGTGCCACAACCAAAATCAATGACGGTGGTGCTTTGGTCAATCTTGGCGACTTTGATTGCTTCCTGTGCCGCAAGTTCACCTGGCGACATCGTGCGGTACTCAGGGAAGTTCCACATCGCCTTGTATTTATCAGCTTCCGTCTTAGGCGCCGGATTTGCCCGCATTTCGCGGTACACGGCCATAATCAAGCCATCAGAATCAAGCGTGATAATACAGTCACGATCTAGCAGGTTATTGCAAACGGAAGGGAACAGTTCAGCCTGACGCGCCATAGCAAGCGAACTGGTAAACACTTCACCATTAAGCGTGACCTTGCACAGCGTTTCTTTATCATTCATTGGCTGGCTGTACGCATGGCCAAGCGTCTTTCGATGCGAGCTGTCGTAACCAAATAGGTGCAACTTCCTATAGCCCATCGTATATGCGAGACACATAGACGATAACCCTACGGTCAATCCACCGCCAATTAGGGCATAGTCCCCATCATATTTCGGCAAATGGTTTTCAATGTCATCCAATGCAGGATGCCAAATTGTGACCTTTACGGGCTTGCTAGTGGGTTGCCACTGGAAATAATTAAACAGGCTTGGATGGCACTGAGATGCCAACAGGTATTCATGCGCCTTGCCGAGCAAACCAATGTTTTCTGGGCGCGCATCTAGGATTACTTGATAGTCCGGCGTAATGCCGTGACTGTTCAAAAACTTTGCAGCGCCGTTTAGAGCAAATATCTTTTGCCCTAGTTCGTGCCGCTTTTTAATCATCGGCAGGTTTTCAACAATGGAAGGTCCACCGCCCACGATGACAGCGTGGCCGTCATGCGGCGGGACTTCTGCAATCCATTTGTGATTTGTCCTGCTGTTCTCAGCAATGTTGCTGAATAGCTGCGTATCGTCAGTGTTGCAAAGGATTTGTATGTCCATAAGCAAGAAGGGGCTAGGTTTGATCCTAGCCCCTCTTTTACCCCTTTATTAGGTAATGCGACCCTGCAGGTGAGGCCGGTTAATGACCACGTTGACCGTGGTGGTAGCCGAGGCCACGGTAGCAGCGTTCGCAGAACGCGCACCGAGGATTTCCTTACCAGAAGCAGAAGCGCCGACCTTGCCGGTGGACACAACGCCAATCGCAACGGTCGGGTTGACCTTTGCCGCTGTCGTCTTCGTCACAACCGCCGTGCCTTCGATCTGATACCAGCCGAAAGAGCCAGCACCGTTCGCAGACATGGCGACAGCAACCGGACGCGCCTGGTTGGCAGTGGTAGCCGCCAGAATCGTCTGATAGGTCGTGCCGTCATACGTCACCAGCGAGCCAACCGCCGTGTTGGCAACGCCAACCAGCAGAATGAATTCGCCAGCGCCATAGGTCGGGTCAAATGCACGCTCCACCTGACCCAGAACCGCAGGCGGCGTGGGAATGGCAGAAGTGCCGTTCGGCATGGTCGCGCCAGCATCGGTGTTAGCGATCTGAAGCAGGCCAGCCTTGTTGTCATCAAAAGTATAAGCCATGTTTATATCCTCCTTAAGCGATCAGGACGCCGCAGAACTGCGGGCCTCTGCTCGTCAGGTTACCAGCCCAGCCGATCAGCTTAACAATGGCGTCCTGGTTGACGGCCTGACGCTCACCACCAATCGGCACGAAGTTGCGATCCTTGTGAGGCCGGAACATCAGATACTTGGTGTTCAGGAACCACATATGGTTCGCATTGCCCGAGCCGCTGTTGTACGAGGACGAACCGATACCGCCGTCCAGCACAACGTCCGAGGCCATACCAGCGCCAAAGTACTTCAGCGAGGCAAAGCCAGCACCAGCCATTGACGAGCCTTCGCTCGAAATACGCTGAATGCTCTGGAGGCTCTGGAGGTACAGACGGTAGTAGTTGCTGTCAGCAACGATCAGATCCGGCTTATCGGTACCGCGGATCAGCTGCACAGCAATCGCGTCCATGTACTGCTGGATGTTCGAAGCCGACACGGCAGCGCCACCATTGGTGACACCCGAGTAGGCAACCGAACGCCAGAAGCTCCACGTTGCGCGGTTGATACCGCCGTAGGTGCCAGTGGACGGAGCATCCGGGACAGCAGCAGCCAGACCCGTCAGGTTCTTGCCGCTATTGCCGGTGCCGTCGCCATACAGGTCACCGCTGATGCGGTTAGCCAGCTGGGCTTCAGCCACGTTCATACGGCCATCGAGCAGGTCGATGATCGCTTCCTTACCCGAGTTCTGGATCATCTCCAGACCCGAGATGGACACCGCCGCAGCGTACTGCGTAATCGAGAACTGAGCCGCACTACCAAATGTTCACAAGGTTTCGTTACTTCCTTGCCGCCCTTTCGGACTGCTGCATATTTCTATGCAGAGCAGACTATCTCACGATCCTTTCAGATCCTTTGCACTTCGAGCCACTTGGCTCTACGAGGAGTCACCCTCTAGTCGTTACGCCTTCCCTTTCGGGCTTGGCTCGGTGTTGCCTTCAACTGAATGGTCAGGGTTCCACCGAATTCACAAAGTTCATTCAATGCAAATTGCTTTGCAAGGCCACTAGTATGTCAATGGGACTGTTCTGGCTCACGTTCAGGACTTCATAACCAGAATACGAATTTGTATTCGAGGTCGTGCTGTCGTTGTACATGATTTCTTCAAGGATGACGTTACCGCCACTGAAGGTCTTTACGTTACCGCGATCTTTCAGGCGACGAAGCAACGCATTGTTGTTCGTCACGTTGTCAGCGAGTTCACCACTGCGGCTCTGGATGTTAGTCGCAATAATGTCGCTGATTGAGGAATTGGCAAATGCCATTTGAATTACTCCTTAATCAAGTTAATTATACACGATCCATAAGGCCGTCAAATTGCTCTGACAGCAAGGATCGTCGATCTTGCGCTTTGGGAGCCGTGTGTGTTCCTGGTGTGGAACTTCTGACGCTAACCGCGGCGGCTCGTGCGGCTTTCGCTGCACGATTCAATTTTGCGCTTTTCTGGGCAACAGCTTCGGCCTGTCGGGCCTGTTCAATCTGTCCATGAAGCTCTGGGTCTAAACGTATTGCCTTATCATAGGCTTCTTCCAAGGTCTGCGCCATTCCACCCTGTAGGAGTTGAATCATCGCAGGCCTGGCTTCTTCAAAAAACTCTGCCTTATTGGCAAAGCCATTGATCTCTGTCAGAAGGGCGTTGTTCTGGGCAGCTTCCTGCTGCTGCTTCCACCCTTCAAGCTCGCCCTTCAACGTATTTATCTCGTTGAGGATCGGAGCATAAGTATTCGGCTGCACCTGCGGGACGGAACCGCCAGCATTGAGGTCAATTCCGTACTGGCTGGCAAGCTGATAAAGATATTGCCGCTTTTGGTCAGACGGGGCGGTTCGTAGGGTATGGTCGGCCTGCATCAGCGCAGAAACGGCCCTATCCGGCGTCAAGCCAAGCCCACGGATGGTGTTCATGTACGGCTCAATGGCCTGATTCATGGCATCGGCATATTGAGCCTTGCTCATTAGCGGCTCAATCCCCTTTTTCATCTGTTCTTCGCGCTGCCAGACGTACTCTTTTATTTTATCGTCAACCGTATTCCACGGCTCGTGATAATCCTTCTTCCATGAGGCAGGCGGGCGCTTCCATACCGGCGGCTCAACCTCTGGGGCTTTATCGGCCTTGGGCTGTGAGCTGGACTTGGCAAACTTGCCAGATTCGTCGCGGGAGCCGGCTGGGGCTTCTTCAACCTGCTGTTCTGCTTCGGTAAACTGCATTTCCAGCAGTTCCTTGCGGTCTACCGGGGCATCTGGGACTTCGACGTTTTCAGGGGCTTCGGACATTTTCTACTTCCTGTGGGGGTTTGAAAACCTGATCTCGTCGCGGATGCGGTCGAGAATTCTGTTCGCTTCTTTATGGGTCATTCCGGCAAGCTGTTCGCGCAGAATTTCGCGGCGATTTGACTTGAACGTGCGCGGCTTGTTTTCCATCTTCTCGTTGCCGACTTCGATACAACCATTCGCGTTCAGATGCCTCCGGTGCTGCGACCGGCTGGTAATCATTTGCCCGTTAATCATGGATTTGTAGGGCTTTATATCGTCTTGAATAAAGTGCAAATCTTCACGCTTTGACTTTATCTTTTCAACCAGCTTTCCATCTTCCCAGATATAGCTTTTTTTCATAGCAGCATCATCACTTCTTCATCGTCTATTTCTTGGCGCTCTCTGTAAAGAGCCTCTACGGTGTCTAGACTATTGATGAGTTTATCAAAGTTTATAGCAGGTGCAATTTGCCTTGGTTTCTTCTCAATGAATTTATGGACGATGCGCTCTGCGACTTCCGGCTTGGCTTCCAGCAAATCTTCATAAATTGAGATTAACTGCTGTTTGCGCCGATCCCGAGCTTCCGATTCGTCCTTAAACCGCTTGCGCTTTTTCTCGTCGCCGTCGTGGGTGTCAAGGACAATTACCGGGGGGACATAGGAAACAGTGCCAACATCACCAGTTGCAGATACCCCGCTAATGGCAACGGTAATAGAATTGGAAACGCTACCGACAGCGCCCGAACCATAAACTCCAGAAAGGGCGGCAGCATTAGTCGCAGTCGCCGTGCCAACCTGTCCACTTCCCTGAACACCATAAACATTGACGGTTTCCGCGTCACCTTCTGACCCAACTTGTCCTGTGCCTTGAACGCCAGTCAGCGCAGGGGCATTTGTGGTGGCTACGGAGCCGACATTACCCGTGGCCTGTGTGCCGGTAATGGCGAGCGTTAGGGATGCCGCAACAGTCCCGGCGCTACCAGTCCCAGCAACCCCCGTTAGGGCTGCGGAATTGCTAGAGCCAAGACTGCCAACACCACCCGTGGCGGTGTTTCCGGTAACCGGCAGACTGTCCCATAGGGCAGCATCCCAGGTACCTGTATCCCAACCGCCTTGCGCCATAAATTACGCGATGCGAATTAGAGCGTTCGTGGCGTCATTGGTCGGCATGGTCAGCGTAAAGGTTCCTGCGGTAATGGTCTGGGAGCCAAATGTGTGTACAGATACCGCGTTTTTGCCCGTTGCGGTCGAGTTGTACACCAGCACCGCGTCAAACGCCGTAGAGAGCGTGACATTGGTGTAGGTAAAGCTGGCACTAGGCGTCCAATAGGCCGTGGTTCCCGAGGTGGTCGGGGCCGTGGCATTGGTCACAGTTACGCCGCCAGCCGTGTAATTTGTTCCGCTAACCTCTGTGGTCGCCGTGGTGTAGCTGGTCGTGCCAGCCCCAAGGGAACTAGCAGCGGTATATAGCGCCGCCTTGAACGTATCAGCCGTGCGGTAGGCCGAACTGAAAGCATGGACACCGTTGAGAATGTCCTGCTTAAACGATGTGGTCATTGCCTGCGAATTAGCCATTGTCAAATCCTCCAATATCCGTAATTGTCAGTACCGGCTTCTTGAGCCTTACATGGGCAGAACGGTGGACTAGCTCGCCATCGAGCCAATATTCCACCCATTCGGTGTACTCAATGTTGTTGTCCACAGACCCTTCGCGCTTTTCCAGCAAAGAGTCATCCATATCGCCTTTGGTAGTCGTGACAATCATTGGATGGTCGCCTGATCAATTCCGGGGAGGGGCTGCTGCATTGGCTCTACGCCAACGGCTCTGCCGTCAGGGCCGCGAATGATGCGCTTGGGAGCCTTGAGGGTGGCCACAACCTCGCCAATGCGGGCCATAGCATCCCCGTGCATATTCGCCATGTTGTTGTGCAGGGAGGCCATATGAGACAGGGCTTGCGAGACATTTCCGCCCAAGTCCTGCGCGATCTTCTCGCTGACAGCTTGCTGCGCCTCAAGGGCCGGAATATCGAGGCCAGGATTGGCGCTGATACGGGCAACCATGAGCTTCGTGGCCGATTCAAGTTCCGTTTTCCAGCGATCAAACTGCTCTTTCTGGGCAAATTCCTGCGCCTTCATCTGGGACTCATGCTGCTGCTTCATCTGCTCTAGCTGCATATCGTGCTGGAGCTTCATCTGGGAGATCTGGCCTTCCTGCTGGAGCTTGGCGGCGTTAGCCTGCGCTTCGGCCTGATGCTTGGCCTGCGTGATTTGGGCCTCCATCTGTGCCTTCTGTGTCTCTGGATTAGGTTTCGGCTGCTGGGCTGCGGCTTTCATCTGATCCATTGCCTGATCTAGCGCGCCTTCGATGCTGCGGGCCTGCTTGAACGCACCCACGCCGTACTTAAGCAGTTCCATCATCATCGGGATGGTTTCGGGGCTGGCCTGACCAACCGGCATGACCTGACTCAAGAAGTTGGCATAGGTATTGAGGAACTCCAACCTGTCGGACTTCATCTGGTTTTCGTCAAGCTGAACCAGCGAATCTGCGGACACCTCAATTCTGAAGGTACGCAGCGGTTTATCTTTGATAAGCTGCAATGCTTGCGGGATCATTTGCTGATCAGCGGGCTGCATCTGCTGGGCAGCGGAATAAGCCAAAATTGTTTGCGGCTGGAACTTGCCGCAAATGACCTGCGCCTTGAGCCGGATCAACTGGCTGGCAAACAGGGCGACTTCTTCCTGCATCGAACGGAGCCGTAGTCCAGCGTACTGACCCTTGATCTGCTGTGCGGTAGCAGTCTCCGAAGCATACGAGGCACCACGAATGATGTCGCTGATGCCCG